TAATTGAACAGACAAAAGATACTCTTTCCAAAATGGCAAGAGAAGAGGCTGAAAAGTATGGAGCAAAAAGTTTTGAATATAAAGGAATTAAGATTGAACTTGCAGAAGTTGGTACAAAGTACGATTATAGCCAATGTAATGACTTTGTATTAGCCAAAGTAAGCGAAGAGTTATCAAAGCTAAATGAATCAAAAAAACAGCGTGAAACATTCTTAAAATCATTAAAAGACCCTATTAGTTTAGTGGATGAAGAAAGTGGCGATATTATCCAGGTATTACCACCAATTAAATCAAGTACATCAAGTTTAAAGATTACTATCTAATGGCATCAATAATGAAACTAACCCTTGCAGCTTGTTTGGAAAGCTACCGACCACGAAAGGATAAATCATTCACATTAACATTCTCAACATCTGAACTACGAGAGTATGAAATAATTACTATCAATCAATTAATGAGTAAAATAGGAGCATTACATTTTACTGAAAGCGATAAAATTGAAGATGAAGACTTGGCTAAAATGGATGTAATTGACAAGGAAATCAACAATAAAAGTCAAAGTACAAGATTAAGAAACACTCTTTATATTTTACACCAACAAAATGGCGGGAATTCAGCAACATTCAAAGAATTTTACACGAATGAAACTGAAAAGATTATCAATCATTATAAGTCTAAATTAGGTTAATGGCTAAGTGTTCATTCTGCAAAAAACAATTCACTCAATTCAATAGCTTAAACAAGGTATGCAGTATCAAGTGTGCTATTGAGTTGGGTAAATTGAAGCCTGCAAAAGTCAATTATAAGAGGGTTAATTCGCAGCTAAAAAGTGAAGCAAAAGAGAAACTTGAAACATACAGCCAAAAGGTAAACAAGGCAAAAGTAATCTTTCAAAAATGGATCAGAGAAAGGGATAAGAACGAACCTTGTATATCATGTGGTACTTTAACAGCAAACGAATGGCACGCTTCACATTTTAAAAAAGCAGAAATCTATAGCGGTGTTATATTCAATGAAATTAACGTTTGGCGTAGTTGCAAAAAGTGCAATGTCTTTCTTAATGGTAACGAATTAAACTATCGTGAAAGACTTGTAAAAAAAATAGGACTTGATCAGGTTATTGCACTTGAAGACTTAGCTAATGAAACACGCACAAAGAAATGGACAATAGAAGAATTACAAACAATTAATACCAAATACAAAATAAAATGAAAAAACCAAAAACACAAATCGAAGCAATCATCTGCTATATGATAGCAGGTAACAGCATCACATCAATTCAAGCAACGCAAAAGCAATTTGGCTATTGCACCAAGTTACCTCAAAGAATTGCTGACATCATCGCACTGGGATTCTCAATCAAAAAAGAAAGAGTTACTAAGTTGTCAATATTTGGCAATAGTTGCTCATTCATTGAGTATTCTTTGGACTTCAAGAAGACATCTAAAAAGCTAATCAATAGTTACCAATGATAGCCAAGATAATCATAACTATAACAGTATGGGAATTATTTGTGAAGAAATATCTCTTAAAATTATTCCATTATTTCATTAAGTAGTAGTTATATTTGCATTGTAGTTCGGTCTCACGTTATAGAACTTAAACTTATTAAATAGCCTATTTATTTGACTTTGGAAGTGAGACCCCAAATGATGATTTATAGGCTTTTTTATTTATGAGCAAACTTAGAAGCATAAACACAGTAATTTGGAGTGATACTTGGTTTGAAACATTAGCAGTAGGGCAAAAATTATTATTCATTTATTTAATTACAAATGAAAAAACTAATATGCTTGGAGTCTATGAAGTTTCAACACGCAAAATCTCATTTGAAACTGGACTTAAAGAAATTGAAATCGAAAAATATTTACTTGACTTTGAGAAATCAAATAAAATAAAATACAAAGAACATCGAGTTATTATGCTTAATTTCTTAAAACATCAAAATTACAATTTTAATATGATGAAATCTGCAATAGACATTTATAATGATTTGCCATCCTCGTTAAAGATTGAAAACATTAATAAGATTGAAAGGGATAAGGAAGGGTTTGAAACCCTTTGCAAAGGGTTCGGAATGGTTCGGAAAGTAGAAGTAGAAATAGAAGAAGAAATAGAAGATGAAACTGAAGAAGAAAATGAAAGTGAATTAATTTTAACACATCCACTTCAAAATTATATTGTTAGTACTTTAAAAAATGTTTCAAAATTATCAAACCAATTAACTTATGATGAATGCGTAAAACTAATGTCAAGTTATGATAAGGAAAAAATAGGCAATATATTGTTGCAGATGGAAAATAAAAAGGATTTGACTAAGAAATACACATCAGTATATTTGACTGCTTCAAGTTGGCTTAAAAGAGATTTTAGAAACAAAGTACAAAATTTGTCCAATGGTCAACCAAGCAAAATGGAATCAATGGTTAATTCAGCTAAAGAGGCTCTTAATATGATTTATGATGAAAATTAGAGCGTTTGATTTTCAGTAAGTTATAAAATATATTTAATAAATATTTTAAATAGTTTGCAAATTCAAAAATATTTCGTAATTTTGTAAACGAAATCAAAAAGCAAATAAAATGGGACACAGAATTAACGAAAAAAATATAGGTAACAGCACTTTAGAAGCTGCACCAAAAAAACGTAGCCAAAAACTAACTACTGATGAAATAGAAACCATTGCAACAATACTTTCTAAAGTTTATGATGCAATGGAAGAAGATCAAATCACAGGCACTTATACAGATGGAGGTAGAATTACATTATCACTAACTGGCGAACAAATGTATGATTTGTTTGAAGCAAAAAGAAAACTTAATGGCTAAACTTTGAGGCAGTAAAAATGGGTTTTTAAATCACATAAAAATGTGGTTAGAAGAGGGTTTGAGTAAACCAGAATTACTTACTGAATACACAAAGGCAGCAATAAAAAATATCGAGGATGAAATCAAAAAAAGAGGTAAAAAAACAAGGGGGTAAAAGAATTGGCGCAGGTCGGACACCTAAATTTAGTGAAGAAACAACTACTTTATCTTGTCGTGTCCCAATTTCTAAAAAAACAGAACTAACCGAATATGTCAATGCTAAACTTTCGGAGTGGTCAAAAGAGGCTCTTAATATGATACACGATGAACAATAAAATATTCATTATGGCTAAAAAATAATTAAAAGCATAGTATAATAGACAATGAAAACTAAAACTAAAAAACAAAAATGAAAACAAACGACAACCACTACTTAATTGCACTCAAATCAAAACTAATAGTTGATATGCAGCAACAAGAACTTAAAGACCGAGTAATAAAAGTACTTGCAAAGACCTACATTGATTGCGGAAAGGTAATCGAATCTAAGGAACTAATCAGCCTATCAAATGGAGTTATAAATGAGATTAAGCGATATTTTATTAATTTAAAGATTGATGAATTAGATTTATGCTTTCAAAATGGAGTCCGAAAAGTTTATGGCGAATACTTTGGTTTAAACATCGTAACCTTTCACCAATGGATTAAGTCTTTTATGGCTGAAGAAAAGCGATTAGAAGCTATTAAAATACGTTCTACACCAAGAATTGAACCTATTAAGGAATATACCGAAGAAGATAAGTTAAGAATTAGGGATGAATTTATGAGTTATGCAAAGTCTCTTTATTTAAAAACTGGTCATTTTGGACTTTATGAACCAAGCATAGGTGACATATACAAGATTTTAGTTGATACGAATGAGGTAAGTAATATCGAGTTTAACGCAAATATGCAGGAGGCTTATGAGTATGTATTAGAAGACTTAGAAATGCAAACTAAAACAAATGACATTTTATTAAGGCGAAAGTTAAGGGCAAAGATTGAAACGCTCACAATGGAATCAAAAGAAGTAATTAACATGGCTAAACAAATAACAATAGAAGACTTATGGAATCAGTAAAAGAAACAGCAGTTGATTGGATAGCAGAAAAATACAACTATGTAACTTGGATGCGAAATCGTGATGAAATATCAGCAGGAATGGCTGATGAATGGCGTAAACATTATTTAGAACAAGCTAAAGAAATGGAAAAGAAGCAGATAATAAACGCACACGAAGAAGGCTTTTATAGCCCTCCTTTTAGAATGAGCAGAGATATAGAAGCAGAAAACTACTACAACGAAACATACGGAGGTAACAAATGACACCAAAAGAAAAAGCAGATGAATTATTTAGAAAAATGTACCAAACACATTCTGTTTCTCCAAGTGATATAACTAAGTATTTTGCTAAACAATGTGCATTAATAGCAGTTGATGAGATTTGGAATGAACTTGAAAGTGAACGAGTATTTGAAAAGTATGATTATTGGCTACAAGTAAAAAAAGAAATTGAAAAATTATAACTAACTTTGCCTCAATGGAAAGAGAAGACGAATTATTTGCACTACTAAATCCTGATGAATGAAACCCGATAGGCTGCATTTGGTTGATGTTATTGTAAGCGACAAGTCATTCAAAGAAATGTGCTATAAGATTAATATTCATTATGCTGAAGACATCTACCAAGAAACTATCTGCGAAATTCTAACTATATCAGATGAACGACTGCCTGACCTTAACTATTTAAAGTTTTGGTTTTACCGAGTAGCCTTCAACGTAATGACAAGAAATGGAAAGTTAGGTAAGATAGTTCTAAGGGAGTTAATCGAGTTCGACATCTATACACCAAGTGAACTAAGCAAAGAAATAATGACTAAGGAAGCAGAGCAGTTTATGCTTTCCTTAAATGAATTTGAAAATCGAATCATATTATTATATAATCAGTTCGGGGATATGAAGAAAGTCCAGAGGCTAACAGGCATTAGTTATTCAGCATTGAGGGCAGTCAAAGAAAAAATTAAACAAAAAGCTAAACAGATATGATTAAACTACTAATAGTTATACCAAGTTACCCAAAGATTAGCGGAGTTGATTACCATAGGTTATGGATGCCACATAACGTGATGTCAGACCTTTTTAAAGATGAGATTGAGATAAGTCTAATAAATGAAGTAGACAGCGCCACAAATGAGTTCTTAAAAGACTTTGACTTGGTTGTGATGAATAGGTTTGTTTCAAAGACAAACGAACCGCAGGCACTAATTGATAAACTAAAAAGAGTTGGACTTCCTTATGTGATTGACTTGGATGACGATTATATATTACCAAAGAATCATATCTTATACTATGCAGCAAAGGATGGCAACCATACCGAACAAATTAGTTTAGCAGTAAAGAACGCAACCGCCTGCACAACTACTCACGAACTATTAGCAAATACACTCACTAAGAAATTAGGGCAAAAGAATATTTATATCGTACCAAATGGAATATACCCTGATGGACATTTTGCATTAAAAGAACCGCAATTTAATGGTAAATTAAACTTTGGTTGGAGTGGGTCAATCACGCACTTAGAAGATGTAATTTTAATGCACGATGGTTTATATTCTCTTTATACCGCAGATGACTATAAAGATAAGTTTAGGGTTGTATATGGTGGATTTGCAAGTCAATCAGATACAAGTCAAGCGATTTTAAGTGTATTGAGTGCAAGGGGTAAGGCAAATGAATCTCAATTTGGAATCTTTAAAGAAACTGGAGTAAAGGAATATGGAAACTTTTATGACTTGATAAACGTATCACTCATACCACTTCGCAATAATCGTTTTAATAATAACAAGTCAAACTTAAAACTATTAGAATCGGGATTTAAGATGAAAGCAGTAATATGCAGCGATGTTTATCCTTATTCGCCCGACTTAAAGCATGGGGTAAATTGTCTAAAAGTAAAACATAAGAACGATTGGTATAAGTACATGACTAAGCTAATAGACAATCCGAACTTAGTCGAAGATTTGAGGGCGCAATTATATATTGATGTTCAACGATACCACATGACCAACGTAGTAACAGAACGCTTTGAAGCATACAAACAAATATTAAATAAATAATATGATAGCACTTTTGGGATTACCTTTTTTATGGATTAGTTTCTTTACCGCAGGTAGTTTACCTACTTGGTTAGACTTCAAACCATTTAACTGCATTGTATGCCTTTCTTTTTGGAGTACATTATTTGGAGTACTTTTATTTATATTTGTACCGATAACGCAACCTTTTCTTATTGGATTAGGTTATGGTGGATTTGCAAGCTACTTATCTATATTGATGAAACGACTTTTAATTAAATTATACTGATGAAAACCTTTGACGAAATTTACAGTGAGATAATTTTTAAGGATGAGAAGATTCGTTTTTCACTTCGTGAACTTCTGCACGTATTTCAAACCGAGAATAGTTGGATAGGTCAAACTAACCAACTGCTTCAGTTAAAAGAATTTCAACACGAATTAACAGGAATAAGACCAGGTGGATGTTCGGGGTGTAACATCGAAGTATTGATGAACATGATTAGGTGGGTGAATAAGTATGAATCAGATAAGGCAGCGCAAGAAATAAAAGCAAAGAAAAAAAAATGATAAGCGATAAAGAATTTTTAGAAGAAGAATTGAAAATGGGAATTGACCCATTCAATCAAGACTTCATTAACCTATGCAACGCAACCGCAAACGCAATAGAACAAGAAATAACATTTAAAAATGTATTGGATTATGGTGCAGGTGTAGGGGCTTATGCTGATGCTTTCCATAAGAAAGGTTATGAGGTGTCAGCCTTTGAATATTTTGAGGCACACCGCAACTATTTAGCGGATAAAATGCCACATATCAAAGTAGTACCCAAACCGATTACAACTGATTTAATGCTATTTATTGAGGTTTCTGAACACATGACCGATAAACAGATTACAGCACTATTGAAAAAGATTAAACCTATTCATATTCTATTTAGTTCAACACCTAATACAACCGATTGGGATGGGGATTGGGGACACATCAACATAAAGACACATGATGAATGGAACGCCACCTTTGAGAAATTAGGCTATGAATTTATAAAAGACCTAACATTGCCAACAACTTGGAGTAAATTATACAAACTGAAATAAAATGGGAAAGAGTAAATACATTGAAACACCCGAAAAGATGTGGGAATACTTTGAAGCATATCGCCAAAAAGTAAAAAGCAACCCTATTTTAGTTCAAGACTTTGTCGGTAAGGATGGGGATGAGGTAAACAGAAAGAAAGAAAGACCATTGACATTGGAAGGTTTTGAAGTATGGTGCTTTGAAAACAATATTATAAGCGATTTAAGCGACTATTTTGAAAATAAGCAAGAAAGATACACAGACTATGTCCCTATCTGTCGCACGATACGCAAAATGATTAGAAACGACCAGATTGAAGGCGGTATGAGTGGAATCTACAATCCAAGCATAACACAGCGTTTAAATGGTTTGACTGATAAGAGTGAAGTAAGGCATATTGAGCAGCCACTTTTTCCAGATAATTAATTTATCAACAAGGTAGTATAACCTACTTATAAAACCTATATTTGTATTATGGAAATATGGCAAAATATTGAAGGTTTTGAAGGTTTATATAAAGTAAGCACAAAAGGTATAGTTATTAGTTTAGGGAAAGGTAAATCAACTAATCCTGATAAATGTAAACAAAGAGTAATAAAACCAAGAATAAAAAACAATGGTTATATGCAAGTTAAAATATCTAAAGAAGGTAAAAGGTCTCATTTATTGTTGCATAGAGTTGTTGCAAAAACATTTATTTTAAATATTGATAACAAACCAGAAGTTAATCATATTGATGGAGATAAGCAAAATAACGACATCAGTAATTTAGAATGGGTTACATCAAGTGAAAATCAAAAACACGCATTTAGAATAGGAAAACAAAAAGCTATTAAAGATATTCATAATAAACAATCAATTAAAATCACACAACTTGATTTAAATGGGAATATAATTAAAGTATGGAATAGTATAAACCAAGTTAAAAGAGAAATAGGATTTAATACATTTGGAATTATAAAATGCTGCCAAAAACAAAAAAGATATAATACAGCATACGGTTATAAATGGGAATATGTTTAAAAGAACAACAGCTATAAATAGATTATTGAAGTTAACTGCCCGAAAGAAAATCATTCAGGGTGGGACTTCCTAACATCCCCTTATGAGTAATTGTAAGGGGGACTAATCAGCAGGCAAAACATTTGGAATACTTCCTATCTTAATTGACAGGGCAAGCAAAACACCACATCTTGAAATATCAGTAGTTTCAGAAACCATCCCACATCTTCGCAGGGGGGCAATGAAAGACTTTTTAAAAATAATGGAGTGGACAGGTCGTTATTCAGATTTGAATTGGAATCGCTCACTACTTACCTATCGTTTTGCAAATGGTTCATACATCGAGTTCTTTTCAGCCGAAATGGAAAGTAAGTTAAGAGGTGCAAGAAGAAACATCCTATACATTAATGAAGCGAATAACATAACATTTGAATCATATCACCAATTAGCAGTCCGAACAAGTGGCGAGATATGGTTAGACTTTAACCCTACCAATGAATTTTGGGCGCATACCGAATTGATGAATGATGAAGATACTGAACACATTATATTGACTTATAAAGATAATGAAGCACTACCCGAAACAATTATACACGATATTGAAGCAGCCGAACTAAAAGCTAAAACCTCAACTTATTGGGCGAATTGGTGGCAAGTATATGGACTTGGGCAAGTCGGAAGCCTGCAAGATGTTATTTTTGACCAATGGAAACAGATTGACACCATCCCAGAGAAAGCCGACTTAGTAGGTCATGGAATGGACTTTGGTTTCACGAATGACCCAAGCACACTTGTAGCGATATATAAGTATGAAGGCAAACTAATCATTGATGAATTACTCTATCGAACTAATATGACAAATAATGACTTAGGTAACTTTCTTAAATCAATTCAATTTGGGCGCAAGGAGTTGATTTGTGATAGTGCAGAGCCTAAATCAATAGAAGAACTAAGGCTACAAGGTTTCAATGTCAGACCTGCGGTTAAAGGTGCAGATAGTATCAAGATAGGAATTGACATATTAAAGAGATATGAGATACAAGTTACAAAGAACTCAACTAATCTAATCAAAGAGTTAAGGGGCTACACATGGGAGAAAGATAATGAGGGCAAACTAACAGGCAAACCAATAGATAGTCTAAACCATTGCGTTGACCCTATGAGATATGTAGCACTCTTAAAATTAAATAACCGACCAAGTGGCAAATATTCAACAATTTCAATTTAAACTTATATTTATACATGATGATAGGCAATTACAACCAGTTAACGATTAAGCAGTTTTTAAAAATCAAACTAATTAGCGAACTCGAACAAGACCCTTTGCATAGAAAGGTTTTGATATTGAGTGAAATTAGTGGAGTTTCAGTTGATGAAATCGAAAGTATGCCAATAGGCGATATGATTGATGCACTTAAAGGACTTGATAAGATTGAGAACCTGCAAGCGGATGAAAAGATTAAGTTAAAATTCAAAGTAGGTGGCAGAAAGTTTATCGTTAAGTGGAAAGAACAAGAATTGACAAGTGAGCAATTTATTGATGTTAGTCATTTTTGCAAAGAGCCTGAAAAGATATTGAGCAACATCCATAATATACTTGCTTCGGTATGTGTGGAACGTAATTGGTATGGTAAGGAGTTAGGCTATAAAGGCGATAACCACAAAGAGATTGCAGATCTATTCTATAATGAGATGAAAATATCGACTGCATATCCTATCATGCTTTTTTTTTGCAAATACTACGAGGCATTGCAGCAAAATATCCTAACCTTTTTGGAATCGGAAGCGAACAAGGCGATGGAGAGCACGAAGGAACTGATGGCGAAATTCAAACTTTTAGAACAAAATGGGGATGGATTGCAAGCATAAATGATATATGCAAAGATGACCGCACTAAATGGGATTACTTTTTTAAAATGAATGTAATTGAGTTTCTAAACACGATGACATTTTATAAAGATAAAAGCGAACACGAAAAAGAAATATGGACAAGGCAGCAGCAGCAGCATTAGGAGCAAGGTTTGGAGAGTCAATTAAAGACTATACAAAAGCAAGTGAGAATATCATTGAGGCTATTGTTATCGACCATTGCAACGAAGGTATAAAGTTGATGTCTAAACAGATAAAATCAAAGGCACGAACAGGACAAGCGAGTACATTAGCATCAAGTATGAGTAATGTTCCTATTCAAGTAAGTGCAACTAAGTTTCAAGTCAATACAATTAGCACCGAGTATTATGCTGACTTTGTAGACAAGGGAGTGAAAGGAGTTAGAAACAAAGGAAAAGCACCAAGCAGCCCTTATAGTTTTAAGAACTTAGGAACATCAAAGGCAATGATTGAATCGTTTAAGGATTACATCGCAAGGACAGGAATGAAGACAGCGAAGATAGGTGGCAAAAGAAAAAGTCTTTATAAGACAAATAAAGAAACTAAAAAGAAAACCGCTAAAATGGATTTAATCGCAAAGGCTGCACAAGGTTTGGCAGTCGCAACTAAAATAGGTGGTATCAAACCAATGAATTTTATTAGCAAAGCAGACAATCCAAAACGAACAAAAGAACTTGCAGCAAGTTTAGCAGCAGCATTAGGTAAGGCAATGGCAAAGAATATAAAAATATCAATCAATGGCAATTAACATCATATCAAACCCTAACAGCGTAGTAAGTGCATTTAATCAAATGGCATTTAATGTTAGTTCAACTCAAGCAGGGCAAAATAATTTCAATTTTATAGCTGATGTTTATGTGAGTGGAATTACTAACGCAGTAAGTAGAATAGCAATACCAAAACAACCAAGTGTAAATACTTGTTTGATTGATACAAGTCCGATATTGAAGAACTATGTTAAAAATGATTTCTTCAATGTCAATTGGGCTTCAATATATTGTGAGCCTAACTTAAATAGTAGGGTAAAATATTATGTTCAATATGGGGAGTTATACGATGTTAGTGGAGTGCCAACAATTTATGATAACCTTAGAAGATTTCCGACAAGTGGAAGTAACACCGCAGTTAATTCGATATTTGGATTTGAGCAATTCAACACTAATGTTTGGAATGGTTATGATGTAAGCGGATTTGGTTTCTTAACTAATATACCCGAAAGAATAACAATCGAACAAGGTCAAGAATTGAGATTGAGTTTTTACGACCCAAGCAATTTGATAAGATTTTTATATGTTGATGGTGTGTATGAAGACTATATTGTGCCAAATAAAGTAAGTGGAGAATTCTTATATAACGTAAATATAAAAAACGTACTTGGTACGGGTGCACCTTATCAAACCATAGGAACTCATACAATAACACTTGCTAATAGTTTTGTCGCAGCGGTTAAAACCATAACGATTGAGATAGTTGCAAAGTGTTCTAAGTTTGATACAATACGTTTACATTGGTTAAATAACTTAGGGGGATGGGATAGTTACAACTTCACAAAACAATCCATTAAAGCAATGGATATTGAACGCAAGCAGTTTAAGAAAATGATGTCAATCGGGTATTCAAAGAGTGACAGATTAAAGACTAACTACAACACAACCATAATAGACAAGTTACAAATAAATTCGGATTGGATAAGCGATGACATGGCAGATTGGTTTCAAGGATTGCTTACAAGTCCGATAGTCTATTTAGAAAGAGGTTCGATTGACTTTGTTTCAGTTAACATTACCAATTCATCATATCTCATCCAAGAATATTTGAATGGTCGCAAACTTCACAACTTGCAATTAGATATTGAATACTCATACAACCGTTATAGTCAATCGTTATAATGCAAAAGACAGAACTAAAAATATACGCAGATAGTAAGTATTTCAATGTGGACTTATTCGATAATGAGCCTATTGAACTAACTAAGTCTATAATTGAACTAACAGAACCTGAACAAAGGAAGTCAGACTATACAAAGACAATCAACATACCAGGAACTGCAAACAATAATTCAATCTTCAGCAATATATTCGATGTCAATCACTCGATATTGAATGGGGACAATGCTAACTTTTATGTGGACTTTGACCCACGCAAGAAAGCTAATTGTATTCTATATCGTGAAGGCATACCGCAGTTAAGAGGATATCTACAAATGACCTCAATTAACATACTTGATGAGCAAAACATCACTTATGAATTAGTGGTTTATGGTAGGGTTGCTAACTTGTTTCAAGATGTTGGGGATAGGTTATTGACCGATTACGATTTCAGCGAATACACTCACTTATGGAACGAAACTAACGTACGAAACTCAATCAATACTTCAATTATTATAAATGGTGTAACTGCAGCTTTCCAATATGGTAGAGGTTATGTTTACCCTTTGATTGATTATGGATTTGACAATAACAAGCAACAGACTTATAATGTAGACCAACTTTATCCTGCAATCTATGTGAAGACTATTTTAGACAAGATTTTAAAAACACATGGTTATAGATATGAAAGCACAATTCAATCAAATAACTTTTTAAACTCAACAGACTTTAAGCGGTTGATAATACCTGCAAGTGGAGTTCCAAAACTAACATCAAGTCAAGTAATAGATAAGACATTCGTAGTTGATAGAACGAGCGATAACAATTTAGGTGCAGCAACTAATAACGCTGTTAAATTAATGTTTGACCACAAACAACAAGATACAGACCCTGCAGGTGTAGCAGTCGACAATTCATCATGGGTTGTGCCTACTAATGAAGGTGGTACTTATAATTTTGTTTTAAAGTTATTCTTTAATATTGAGTTGTTAAGTAGTATTCCTTTATATAATGGAGAAAATATTGGTTTTGCCCTGAATGTTTATATTGAAAATACAAGTGGCAGACTATTAAATTCTGGTGGTACTTCTCAATTAGTAACAATGGATGTAAATAATAGAACTCAAGATTTAAGTTGTGTATTTCAAACTGATAATAGGTTACTTTATGTTGGTGAAGAGATTATTGTTAAATGGCAAATTACAAAAGTTTTTATATCCAATCCTACTAGTGGCAAGGTTTTTTATACTCAAAATGCCTTATATATAACTATCAAAACAGGAACACAATTTTACGACATACCCAAACCTGAACTTGAAGAATTTTCATATATAAATCCGACAAGCGCACTTCCTGAATTAAAGGCAAAAGACTTTTTAACTGCATTAATTAAAATGTTCAATCTCTATATTGAGCCAAATCAACTTGATGATAGGTTATTAGCGATTGAGCCAAGAGATGTTTATTATAATAGTAATGTAGTCGACATAACTAACAACTTAGATGTAAGCAAAGACTTCATTCAAAAACCTATGGGAGCATTAGACTTCAAAAGACTTGAATTTAGCTATGCAATGGATGATGACTATTGGAATAAAGACTACACAGATAAGTATAATTATAATCATGGATTTAAAAGGTTAGAAGTAGCAAATGATTTTTTAGTAGAGACAAAAAAGATTGAATTACCATTTGCACCCACACCATTAGCAAAGCCTACAACTGATAGAATTATACCTCAAATAGTATGGTGGAAAGACCAAAATTCAGTTAATGGTAGGGTAAATAAAACAGCAAAGCCTCGTATCTTATATTATGGTGGTTTAAAATATACAGGAAGTCCATTAACTATTCACTCAAATGGAACACCACCAACAAACACACCTTATTCAAGCTATGGTTATGCAGGTCATGTAGACGACCCTGCAAACCCTAACTACGATTTGAATTGGGCGACATCACAAGAAATTTACTACACTATTGGAGGATTAACACCGATTACGATAAACAACCTTTATAAAAGATATTGGGAAAAAAATATCAAAGAGATAACTGATAAGGACAGCAAGATTATCGAGTGTTATATGTACTTCAATAATGTCGAGTTGCAGAATTTATCTTTTAGAAACCTTTATAAAATAGACCGACAATATTATAGATTATATAAAGTCGAAACAGACTTGAATAGCAACGAGCCTGCAAGATGTCAATTCTTAAAATTAAAGAATATCAATGTTCCATTAGCAGACCAAGTATTAATCAATGGAGGTTCACAAACGATAACAGGCGAAAGATACACACCGATAATTAGTCAAACACCAAATAGGATTGATGTAATAAATCAAAGAGAGAATTTTAATGTAGAGATTGAAAGCGCAATGGGAATAACAGATTATAGGATTGAGCCTAAATCGCAATTCATAAAAGTAGATAATGATGTTTACTTACCACCTGCTAATGCTTCATTTGATTATGATAATAACAAATCAATAGAGATTAAAATTTACAATAATCATAGCGGTAATATTAGAGTTTACACAGCAGTAGATTCGCACAACGTAGCGAGGAAAACAGGAATCATATTTTATTCAGATGGAACAAATTGGTATCATTTATAAGTCATGGCAGAAGAGAAAGTAATAATAGAAACAGAGGTTAAACTCGGTAATTCGACTAACTCGGTAAAGAGTTTAAAAGCAGAGTTAAGACAAGTTACAAATGAACTTGCGAACCTTGAAGAAGGGAGTGCAGCATTTGTAAACGCTGCTAAAAAAGCAGGGGAATTAAAAGATAGAATCGGAGATATAAAAGATACCGTTAATGCGTTTAATCCCGAAAAGAAATTTCAAGCAATAGCAGATAGTGTAGGAATAGCAGCGAATGGATTTGCAGCGATGCAAGGTGCAATGGCTTTATTTGGTAGCGAAAGCGAAGACCTTAATAAAGTTATGGTTAAAACGCAAGGTGCAATAGCGTTAGCAACTGGATTGAATGGATTAATGGGAATGGGTGATGCTTTTAAGAACTTGCGTTTAACAACTTTGGAAGCTATAAGTGGATTCCAAAGTATGGTAACAGGTATTGGTGGTTTAGGTGGCGCATTAAACGCAATTAAAACAGCCTTATTAGCTAATCCATTATTTATATTAGCTTCAGTAATTGGTGGGATAGTAGTCGTTTTAAAAGGTTTTTATGATGGTTTAAGCAGTGGAGTTGAGATTTATAAAGCAAGTGCAAAGGCTGTTGGCGATTTAAAGAAAACATATACAAGTTTAATTGATGAAATTAAAGATTTGCAAATTGAGAATGATTTAGCAAATGGTAAAATTACAGAAAAAGATGCAGCTTTATTAAAAGATAAAAACAACTTTAAAAAAGAGTATTTAAAAATATTAAATGAAGCAAATACCAAAGAAACTGAAATAAGAGAGCAAGCAGCTAAAGAAAGAGATGAAGATGGATTTAAGGCTACAAAAAATATTTTAGATAAAATAGGTTTTGAAACTGCAACAACAAAAGCAGCCAAACAATCTCTTGAAGATATTGAACGACAAAAGCAAGAAAATATTGCAGCATTACGAAAAAAATATTCATTAGTAACTTCAAACACAATTATTGAGGAAACAAAAAAAGAAGTTGATGAAAAAACTCAAAAAGATGCAAAGTTAAAAGCCATAAATGATAAAAGAGAAGCAGAAGAAAAAAAGAAAGCAGACGATAAAAAGAAAAAAGATAAAAAGGATTTAGATGATATTGGCGATGCAATAATTAAAGATTTAGAAAAACAACAAGCAAGAAAAGAAGAATATGACCAGCAAAAAGCAGATAATAGGCAGTATAATTATGAGCAAACATTATTAGATATTGAAGACCAAAAAAAATTAAACAAAGAAATTGCTGATGATGAAACAAAAACCGCAGAGGAAAGATATGCAGCATTAGATGCTTTAAATAAAGCAGGTGTATTATCTGACGAGCAAGCAAAAGACGCAAAAATAGCAATCGCACAAGCGGAACAAGATGCTAAATTAGCTTTAATAGGTGCTTATGGACAGACACTAAATCAAGTTGCAGAATTATTAGGTAAGAATACAGAGGAAGGAAAGGCAGTTGCAATCGCAGCAACAACGATTGATACTTTTGTTGCAGCATTTAGAGCATATAAAGAAGGTTTAAAAATAGACCCAACAGGGACATTTTCAATAATAGCAGCAGCAGCAGCAACAGCAACAGGATTAAAAGCAATTCAAGGTATCATCAATACACCAATACCAGGTAAAGGTGGCGGAGGTGGTGGCGGAGGTTCAATGCCAAGTATGCCTGCAGCACCTGCAATGAGACCAACAGGATTCTCGACAGGGCAACCAAGTCAAACACCTCCAAAAGTAGAACCACAAAAAGTATTTGTAGTGGAAAGTGATATAACGAACTCACAAAACAAAGTTGCACGAATTCAAAGCAAAGCAACTATTCAATAATTTAATATTTAAAAGAGTATGGCAATAGATAAGAGAATACCCATTTATAGATTTGTAGTTGGTGAGGATGATGATGCAGGAGTTACCGCAGTTGCATTAGTAGACAATCCTGCAATCGAGATGAATTGGCAAGCGTTCGCAGCAAGTAAAATATCGTTTGATTTCGATGACACACTTTCAACTTTAAGGGGTCAAGAATTAGCACAGCAATTAATTGATAAGGGTGCAATAATCTATGTTATATCTGCACGACAAGATGTGCAAGGTATGCTTAAAATTGCAAAAGATTTAGGCATTCCTGAATCAAGAGTATTTGCAACAGGAAGCAATAAGGCAAAGATTGAAAAGGTTAAATCATTAGGCATAACAAAGCATTACGATAATAACGCTGATGTCATTAAAGAATTAGGCAGCATAGGTAGCAAGTTCGTAATGGATAAAATCACTTGTTCTAATTGTGGGCATACTTGGATGATTAGCGATGGTGGCGAAGACCCTTATAAGTGCAATATGTGCGGAATGGAAAATCAATTTATAGTTGAGCTAAAACAGATTGACCAAAAGATGAGCAAGTTTTCATCTAATAAAGAAAAGAAAATAATAAGCGGTGCATTAATGGTGGCAGATTTGCCGATCTATCGCAAAGATGAACAAGGCGAATATTATGGACTATTCACAGCGGAAGACATATATAACATACGCAATAAGTTCTTTAAAAATAACAATACGAAATCGGTAAATGAAATGCACGATCCTAACAAAATGGTTGATGGCGTGTATATGATTGAATCATTTATTATAGATAGTAAAAGAGGAATAAATGCACCTGATGGGTTGAAGCTAACAGATGGTTCATGGTTTGGTAGCTATAAAGTAGACAATGAAGATATATGGAATTACTTTATAAAGTCAGGAGAGTTTAAAGGTTTCAGCGTTGAAGGTGTATTTAAGACCACTAAGATTGATGCTAAGCCACTATCTATTATTGAGCAAGCTATTGACATCATAAAGCAAATTGAAGACTAAAAAAGCAACGTAAAAACAATTTAATATTTAATAATAAAAAGAACATGACACCGAAAGAAGCATTAACAAAATTAACAATGTTGTTTAGCAAAGAGATGGCAGCACAACAAGCAAAATTAATAGATGGAAGTATCATATCGTGGGAAGGCGAATTGAAAGAAGGCGCAGCGATTATGGTAGTTGATGAATCAGGCAATATGACACCTGCACCCGATGCAACTCACACATTAGAAGATGGAACAGAAGTTTACACGGTTGGCGGTTTAGTAACTGCAATCGAAAAACCAAGCGAAGATACAGGTCCTTTAGAAATGTCAAGCGAATTTGAGCAAATCTTCACTAAGCACATCGAACAATTTAGCGGTGTAATTGGTAGAGTTGAAGCATTAGAAAATTCATTTGCAGAATTAAGCAAAGTAATTGCAGATTCAAAGGTAGATGTTGAAAGCAAGTTTAGCAAAGTAGTTGAATTAGTTGGAGAGATTGCAACTGAACCAAGTGTTAGCACACCTGCACCAAAAAACTTATTATTCAAAAAAGACAAGCCTGCAAAATCTGCAGTTGAGTTATTCATGGAATTTAAAAAATCACAAAATAAATAAAAAAAAATTATGGCATTTTCATTTAGCAATTTATCAGATTACACCAAGACCAATGAGCAGATGCTTATTGTTAAGTCTTTCTTCACTCCAAAAACTGCAACTTACATGCAGAAATTGACAGGAGTGAAATTCGCAATGCAAGTACCTTCATTAACCGATGATTTCTATTGGAAAAATGGTGGAACTTGTGGACTTTTAGACGCATCAGGTAACACTACAATTTCATCAAGAAATTTAACGGTTGCACCTATCAAGATTGAAAAATCTTGGTGTATTGCAGACTTAGAAAAGAAGTACACACAATTGATGTTATCACCAGGTTCACAATATGAATCATTACCAGGCGGAATTGATGAAGCATTTATGAACTTCATTATGGGCGCACAAGGTGAGAAAGTAGAAATCGCATTATGGCAGTCAGTATCGGGTGGTGGTTCAAGTGACTATACATCTAAATTTGATGGTTTAATTCAAATCATTGGAGCAGCTACAGGAGTTATAAGTGCAAATGCAAGTGCATACATTACACCAGTAACAGCAGTAACCTCATCAAATATTATTTCAGTATTACAAGCTACATATCAAGCTATACCTGCTGCAATTTTAGACAAAGAAGATTTAAAGATATTCATAGGTCAAGATTGGTCAAGATTGTATCAATCTGCATTAGTTAATACAAATGCTGCATATGTTGTAAATAATTATATTAACACAGATGCCACAGGTGAGTATTATTTATTGGGAACAAACGTAAAGATTGTACCAGTACCAGGATTAAATTCAACTAATAAAGCATACGCATTGAGAACAGGAAATATGTTCATGGGTGTAGACTTAGAAAATGAAGAAGAAGAAATGAAGATGTGGTATTCTCAAGACTATGATTCAGTATTCATGAGAATGAAGTTTAAGTTAGGAACTCAAATTTCACAACCTACAGAAATAGTAAAATTCATCGTATAATTTAAGGGGGTTAATAGCCCCTTTTTAAACTTAAAAGGAGAAAACAAAATATGCCATGTGCAATAGTTAGTTCATACGCCTTAGACTGCAAAGACGCAGTTGGAGGTATCAAAAATATTTACATCACAGAACTTGCAAATGTTACAGCGGTAACAGAGAATGCAAGCGGATTTGTAACAGCAATCACAAAAGCAGGTGGAACAAAGTTTTATAAATATGCTTTGCTTCCAAGAGCCAAAAACGATTTCAGTCAAAACATAATGGCTGATGCAGCATTGGGAACAGTTGCTTATGAGCAAACCATAAATACTAACTTTACTAAGTTGGCTTATGTAACTCAATTTCAATTACAGACTTTGATTGCTAACAGATGTTCAGTTATTGTAGAAACAAAATCAGGTCAATACTTTTTGTTTGGAAAAGAGAATGGTGTTGAAGTAACCGCAGGTAGTGCAGCAAGTGGAGCAGCAATGAATGAGTTTAATGGATATATCTTGACCTTTACAGGAATGGAGAAAGCATTAGCCAACGAAGTTAGTTCGAGTATTATCGCAGCATTACAATCTTAATTACTTATTTTTTTTAGAAACTTAAAGCCACTTCATTTATTGGAGTGGTTTTTTTTTAGCAAAATTTTCAAAGACTTATATATATAGGTAGTGATAAGAGTAGAAATAGGAGAATTCAATATAATACTTACTTTAACTGAAAATAAAGTAGGTACAAGTAATTATTATTTGCTTGAATGCACAAATCAAGTTACTAATGATGTTTCATATAGTATAATAAGTAATGATTTAAGTGTATATAAAGAAAGGTATAATGAATTTGATATGCTTTTTGATTCAGATAATAGTGCAAAAGGATTAGATAATCATATTTATTTGCCTTATAGTGGGTTTTATACTTATGTTGTAATGGAGACAACCTTAACATTGGCTCAATATAACTCATTAACTAAGGCTGAAGATGCTTTAAATTATTTATTAGGGCAATTAGAAACAGGATTATTATGGCTTAAACCAACTGCTCAAAACAATACAGAATATAATCCTACAGATTCAACTACCTTTGTTTACACCCCACAATAAATGACAGATAAAAAAGAATATAATCCAAGTGTAATGGTGCTTAAATTTACGAATGATAAAGTACCTGCATTTGTTGAGCCTAAGTCTTCGCAAAGATTGAAGTATGTAAAGTATGGAGAGAATAATAACTACCCTAACTTTCTATTAACTTTATTCAACCGAAGCGCAAAGCATAACGCAATATTAACAAGCAAACAGCAATACATAACAGGGCAAGGCTGGATGTTTGATGAATTAGGTATGCAAGGCGAAGAAGTAGTGGCATTGAAAGCGTTTATTGACAATCCTAATCCATACGAAACATTAAAAGACTTATTAAATAAAACCGATTTAGATAATGAGATATTTGGGGGTTGTTATCTTAAAATTGTAAGCGACAAAAAAGGTGGAATTTCAGAAATTTATCATGTAAATTACTGTGATGTTAGAAGCACTGAAGATAACAGCGAATTTTATATTAGTGATAAATGGTTAAATAGCGAAGGTGGCGAAAATACAAACATCAAAGAAGATGAATATAAGACCTTGCCACCATTTGATCCAAGTTTAAAAAAGCTACCAAGTGAAAGCATTTATTATTACAAATCGTATCGGCCTAACATCAATACTTATACATTACCAGAATATATTGGTGCAATTCCTGCAATTATTACTGATGCTGAAATAGCAAATTTTCATAGAGCCGAAATTCAAAATAGTTTCAAGGGTTCTAAAATGATTGTGTTCAAGAATGGTGTCCCTTCAGACGAGGAAATGAAGTCAACTGAACGAAAATTAAAAGCTAAGTTTACACCAACTGACAATGCAGGTAGTATAGTAATTGATTTCGTAGATGATCCTCAAAGAGTACCCGAGATATTAGACCTTGCAGCAGGAGATTTTGATAAGAAATACCAAGCCTTAAACGACACGATTCAACAAGAAATATTTGTAGGACATAAGATTACATCTCCACTTTTATTTGGGATAAGAGAAAACGCAGGCTTAGGAAATAATGCAAATGAATTAGTGAGTGCTTACAATCTATTCACTAATACATACGTTAATCCAAAACAAAAAATACAAGAAGAAATTTATAACCTATTCGCACCCATTAAAGGAAAGCTAAAAATAAAAGCATTAGAGCCAATCATGCCAAGTTTTAGCGAGCAAACTTTAATGACTATTCTAACTAAGGATGAAATGCGTGAAATTATAGGTCGCAAACCATTAGACATTCAAACTAATGTTAACTCAACTATTAGCGATGCTTTAAATTCATTAAGTCCATTAGTTGCAAATAAGGTATTAGCTTCATTAAGTCAAGATGAAATTAGAGGTATAGTAAACA